CAACTACTTTAGATGCTACATCTTTTGGTGATGCTAATATTACTAATGTAGGTGATATAGCTCTTGACTCTATTAGTTCAGATGGTACAGATATTAACGTAGCTATTACAGATAACTCTGCTACTTCTTTTACTATTAAACAAGGCTCTGATGCTTACTTAATTGTTGATACAGGTAATAGTAGTGAATCTATATCTATAGGTACAGGTATATCAGGTACAGCTATTACAATAGGTCATGGTACTTCAGAGGTTACAATAGGTGATAATCTTACAGTATCAGGTAATCTTACTGTTACAGGAACACAAACAGTTGTAGATACTATTACTATGAATGCTACAAATGCTATTGTGTTTGAAGGTGCAACAGCAGATGCCAATGAAACAACTTTAACAATTACTGATCCTGATGCTGACAGAACAATTAAATTACCTAATCAATCAGGAACACTTGTAGTATTAGCTGCAGATAGTGATACAGCAGTAACAGCTACACCTGCTGAAATAAGTATACTAGATGGTGATACGAGTGCTACTTCTACAACTGTAGTTGATGCTGACAGAGTTGTTTTTAATGATGCAGGTACAATGAAGCA